TTATGAAAGCATAGACCGTTTACCCTCCCTGGGTACGACGGAACAGGGGTCCTGATGGATAATTACATCCGATCCCGGAAAACGCCGTAAAATAGCCTGCTCTACCTGATCCGCCACCATATGTGCCTGAACCAAAGGCAGAGAGTCTTCCATTTCCAAATGAATCTGAATAAAGCGGGTCGGCCCTGACTGCCGCGTGCGAAGATCGTGAGCGCCGCTAACACCCGGCCAGGAAGTCACGATATCAATAATTTCTTGCCGTTCCTCATCAGGCAATGCGCGATCCAGTAATGACTGTACCGCCTCATATCCCATGCGTAACGCGCTATATAAAATATAGATGCCGATTCCCAATGCAAACAGAGCATCGGCGCGATGCCAGCCGTACCAGGACAACCCCAGCGCCAGCAGAATTGCGCCGTTCATCATAACATCAGACTGGTAATGTAGCATATCAGCCCGCACCGCCTGGCTTTGCGTCCGCCTCACCACCCAACGCTGAAACGAGACAAGGATAATCGTACAAATTAGCGCCACAATTGTCACGATAACCCCGACGCCTGGATCTGTCATCGGTGTTGGAGATATCAGATGTTGAATACCCGTCAAAAACAGGAATAGTGCCGAACCGGAGATAAACATACTTTGCGCCAGCGCCGCGAGGGACTCAGCTTTACCGTGACCAAACGAGTGATTATCGTCGGCAGGTTGCAGGGAATATCGCACCACCAATAAATTCGTCAACGACGCGCCGATATCCACCAGCGAATCCACCAGCGCGGCGAGAATACTCACCGACCCGGTATACCACCATGCAAAAATTTTAATCAGCAATAGCAACGAAGCCATCGCCGTCGCAGCAATCGCCGCCCGACTGACCAGCCGTCCATAAGATTGATTCATAAATACTCCCGCTATCAACTGACGCTAGTATAACGGAAGCAAATCATCTGCAATGCATTAAGCAGCAGGCAAATTGAGGATAAAAAAAAACCCCACATCATGTGGGGGAAGACAGGGATGGTGTCACAAAAAATCACCTAACCTGATGATATAAATGGATTTATATAAACCACTGTCCACATAGCGTCCACATCGACCATAAATAAAGCCCCTCAACTGAGGGGCTATTTTTGTGATCACATCCACATAATTTGCTGCCCTGACGGCAACGGGTGCGGTCTTACGGCGTGGACTTCTCCCGGCTTCACGATGTATCGCTGTACCGACTCATAAGTGATGAACGTGGCGCTGCAATTCACGTTCTGACACTGGTGATAACGCTCTTTTGTCGTGTCAGTGATATAGCGGCTTGTACGCGCATGTGCGGCATGCTGGCATAAAGGACAATGAAACATCGCGAGCACCTCTTCCGGTTTTGTTGATGGTGCCATTTTAGTTAATTTATCCTTATAAAACAAACAGATAAAATAAAAACATCACTCATCATCTTCTGTTTCGTACTCCACATCAGAAAGCCTGACCTCAAGCTCTAAGGACGTCGTGAAGCCGCTATTATTCAGAAAATGTGTCACCTTAGTGATTGTCCAGTCCTGCTCGTCTATGACGCGCTTAAAGCCTGACACTTTAACCGGTGTTTCCGTGTAAATATCAGCCCGACCGGTAGCCAGGCTGATGGAGAACTCCGCAACGCCCCGTTGCAGTTTATCCCACTTCGCCTGAGCGGCGCGCATGGCCTGCGCTTTCGTGGCATATACCGTGGTCAGGGCAAAAACATTGTCAGCCTCACCGGCCATGTATTCACCTTCGCGCGCTTCCGGTACTTTTGGCGCTTTCTTCTGCGTGACCGGTTTCGCTTTCGGGTGCTCCAGTGCGCGCAGGTGTTTCTCTTTCTTTTTGCGTTTCAGTTTTACCTTCTGCTTTTGCGGCTTCGGGTCTTTGGTGTGTAACCACTTTGCCGTTACGCCGGTGTAGGCTCCACGGTCAGCAATCGCAAAATGATGACGGTCGCCGTCGCTGCGGGTGATGGTAATCTGCGGGATTTTTTTACCGCTGGCCGTCACCCCCTGCCCCGCTTTGAGAAACAACAGTTTTCCCATTTTTACCGACACCTCACCGCCGTTGCGTTCAGCAAGGCGGGTCAGGAATTTTGCATCAGACTCCTGCGACTGGTCGATGTGCGGGATTTTAATTCCGGCCAGTGACGGAGCGACACTGGCTTCCAGCCTGTTACGGGAGGCTATCGCCTCAACAATCGCACCGAGCGTGGTGTCATGCCAGGAGCCTTCACGGCGGGAATTGAGCGTGCCACGAAAATCTGCACTCCGGGCCCGGATGGCGACCACATCCGGCGTGCCCCGGTGTTCTACCTCATCAACGGTGAATTTCCCTTTGCATACCAGGGCAAAACCTTTCCAGCCGATATACACCGTCAGAACAGCGCCACGAACCGGCAGTTCGACCTGCCCGTCGGCATCGTTCAGTTCAATATCAAGCTGATCAGCCTCAAAGCCCCGGTTATCCGTCAGGGTCATGCTCATCAGACGGTCGCTGATATTGCCGGTAATATCCCTGCTGTCGAGCATCAGCATGTAATCCGGCGTCAGCGTACTGCCTGCATCAAATGTCAGCGCATCCAGCATTATCCCGCCCCCGTCATACCCGTGAATTTAGTCGCCATACTGCCAGCCTTACCGATGAGCGATTCCGCCTGTTTACCGATATCGCCATAAAGCGCGGCCAGTGATTCATCAACGCGGGTGAGTGACAGCGTAAAATCAATTTTCCGGGGTGTGCCGTCTGCAAAGAAAATACTCCCTGTTTCACTCACCCTGCTGATGACATACATGCCGTAAATCATGCCGGTGCCATCCAGCAACGGCCACGCCCGGCCTTCCTCTGCCATCAGCCTGAGCGTGGTCATCGTCAGCTTGCCGCCGGTCAGTTCGGGATAAAGCACGCCGGCAAGCGTAATGTTTTCCTCACCCACACCGAGAAACTGAAAGGCATCCCGTTTACCGATACGGGAATTTGACGGCCAGCGATAATCTGATTCACGCTGCATGGTCTGGTGTGGCAGCGTCTGGCGCATAAAAACAAACATACCTAACGCGAGCATCATTTTTCGTCACCTCCTTAACCGTCATGCATCATGCTGGCACGGGCGCGCGCACGTTTATCCCGCTCGTATTTTTCGAGTGCATCCTGTAACTGGCGGTCGAGCTGTGTCCCTGGCGCAGTACCGCCCGTCAGGCTGATGTGATATTCGTTTTTACTCTGGTCCACATAAGAGCGACCAGCCGGTGCCGTGACCGGCTGATAAGCCTGATAGCCTGCATAAGAGCTGGTCGCCGGAATATAACCACCGGTGCCATACGTGACGGCATTAGTCCTTGCGGCGGTCTGGTCAAGTGTGTCTGACTCTTTGTTGATAACACCGAGTTTTTCCAGTACCCAGTCAATACCGCTGCGCAGTTTGTTGAACGCATTAAGCGGCAGCATTAACGCGTCAGCCAGTGCCTGCCCGAACATGACGCCCGTGTCACGGCAACGGTTCAGGGTGTCCTGTGTGGCTTTGACCGGGGCAATCAGGTTTTTAAACCACTGCCACACGGCCTGTAACTTTTCACCCAGCCAGTCAAACACCGGCTTAAGTGGCGTGAACAGTTCCCCCACCGGCGCAAATGCCGCTTTCAGCCCTTCCACCACACCGCCAAAGAATGCGCTGACAGGCTCCCAGTATTTACGGATAAGCAACGCCCCGGCGACAATGGCGGCCACCACGGCCACAACCGGCCAGCTAATCGCCCCGATGGCCGTCATAACGGCACTGCCAACCGTCGTGAAGATTGCCCCCATTGCGCCTGCTGCCGCGATGATGGCATTGATGCCGGTGATAACCGGCCAGGCTACGAGGCCAATGGCACCGATGATGCCAGTAAGCGCCAGTGCGCCACCGGCAATGAGACCAATGGTTGACGCCAGTGATTTGTTTTTCTGTATCCAGCCGTCGAGTTTTAACACATACTTTGTGGCCGTCTGCGTGAGCTTACGCAGTGCGCCTTCCTGCTGGTCAAACAGGTCAGTCCCCACCGCCTCATAAGCGGACTGAAACTCCTTAAAGTCACCGCCGAGGTTGTCCTGCATGATATTTACCAGCTCGGCGGTCTTCCCGTCTGAGGCTTTAAACGCAGCGGTCAGTTTGTCCAGCTTTCCAGTTGAGGCGGCAGTCATCAGCACGGCGGCGGCTGAGCTGGCCTCCTCCCCGAAAATGGTTTTCATGTATTCAGCCTGCTGGGCAGTACCGAGCCGGTTTTTCTCAAAACTGGCCTGCATTTCTTTCAGAATGGTAAATACTGGTCGGGTGTTTCCCTTACTGTCTGAGGTTTTCACGCCAAGCTCTTTGAGTGCATCCCATGCTTTTCCCGTCGGTGCCTGCAGGCGACTTAACACGGCACGGCTTCCCGTCCCCGCCATTGAGCCTGTGATTTTTGCATCATGCAGCGCCCCGACCATTGCGGCGGTTTCTTCAATGCTGACACCGGCATTTTTTGCCACAGGTGCGGCATAGGTCAGCGCATCGCTCATGCCGTCAAAATCGGCGGCGGTTTTGTTCATCGTCATGGAGAGAACATCCCCGATATGAGCGACCTTATCGTTTGAAAGCTGAAAGGCGGATTTCATCCCCATCAGCAGGGCGGCGTTTTCTTCCATCGTGCGGCGGTTCGCCAGCGCCATATTCAGCGTGACCGGCGTTGCCGCCTGAATGGCATCAACATCCCCACCCGCTTTCGCGATGATTATCTGTGCACCGGCCGCATCATCCGCCGAGGCGGCGGTATTGTCGCCGAGCTGGCGCGCCTGTTTGCGTAGCGCGGCCATTTCGGCGGAATCTTTTGCCACACCGAGCACGGCCTGCAATTCTGAGTTTTTCTGCGCAAACTCATAACCGGGCATCAGCAGCTTAACTCCGGCCATCGTTCCCGCCGCCGCAATCCCCACACCGGCAGCGCCCACCGAGGCCATATTTCCGGCCAGTTCCTTGCCTGCCTGATAACGCTGTTTTACTGCGTTAAGTTTTGCCTGTTGTGCACTGACACGCGCCAGTGCGTCACGCTGACGGTTAAGCTGTGCGGTGGTTTCACTGATACGGTTTTTCAGTCCCTGCTCATCATGTGCAAGATTGCGGGTATTAATTCCCACAGCGGCCAGTTCCCGCTGCTGGCGTTTAATGGAATCTGTCAGGCGGTTATATTTCGCCTGTAAGTCCTCCGCCGCACGCTTTGCGGATTCCAGCACTTTCGCCTGAGCACGGGTCGGACGTTCAGTGTTTTTAAACTGTGTGGCAAGGGCTTCGGCCTCCTGCCGAGCCTTTTCAAGTGCATGACCAGTCACGGCAAGCTGTGCGCTGGTCTTGCGAAATCCCTCAATACGGGATGCGTGACCGTTCAGCTCGCGCAGTGATTTTTGTGTTTCCCGGATATCCCCCGACAGCGACTTACTCGCTGTGCGGATGGATTTAAACGGGCGGGATGCCTGGTCAACAGCCCTGAGCAATACCTGTAATTTTACATTGTTACTCATTCGTGTTTCCGCTTCGCCGGAGCGCCTTTTCGCGCCATGTGATGAGTTCGGTCAGGCTCATGGGATACAGTTCTGATGGCGGCCAGTGAAATATCACTACCACATCCGCCATCAGGTCATCGACCGAGAGATTTTTCGGGAACGTTACTGCACCGAGTTCGGCGACAAAAAACCGACCACCTTACCGGCCAGCGCCACAAGGTCAGGCAGTTCCAGCGCGGCGACTTCCTGCTCGGTCAGCATCGGTGCCGTCATGCGCGGCAGCACCTTAATCAGTGCATCGACTTCGGAGTTCGCGACCGCAGCCAGACTGACACCGCGCAGCGTCCCGGCATTAGGTTTCATCAGCGTGACCTGTTCGATAACCTGCTCACCACGCTTGACCGGATTGTCCAGGGTAATCACATTTTCTTTGTTCATGGTTTTCTCACTTCTGAATCGGGGTTAACCGGTCAGCCAGGCTGACCGGATGAAAATCACAGGCCGATATTGCGGCGGTGTTGCTCCAGCCGGTCGACGCCGTTCACCTTCTCAATCATGTTGATGGTGTCGATTTCGACCAGCTCCTTACCGTCCATCGTCAGCCGGAAATAGGTGCAGACCACGGAGATTTTCGACTCGGTGTCTTCTCCCTGTTTGCCCTCGCCGGTGTCGATTTCTTTCTGACGTCCACGCATGACCACCTCGACGGCCACCGTTTCGCCGGTATCGTCGCGCTGGTAAGAGCCTGCAAAACGAATCGGTACGGAATCCACACCGGTTGCGGCGTAAAGCTCCCAGATAACCGAATCCGGGAAGCCACCGAGCGACCACTCCATTGACAGCGCATCGTCATCAAGGCCGAGGTCTACCGGTGCGCTGCCGTTCATCCCCGCACCGCGATAGTTTTCGAGCTTACGGGTCAGTTTTGGCAGCGTGACGGACTTCGCGACGCCCTGATAGCTGTAGCCGTTCAGAAAGACGTTCATTAACTTGAGTTTGCGCGGCATTGCCATCGGTCAGGCTCCTTAATTGCTGTTAACCGAGGTGACCAGATTTGCCAGGTATTTATCGGTAATACGCTGGCGCAGGGTCAGGTTTTCAAGAGGAGGCACCGGTGTATAGTCGTAGTCGATATACAGTTTTCCGGCCTTGAGGGTTTCCGCATCGTTGGATTCTTCGCTGAACCAGCAGGTCGCATCCACGATACAGCCGTTTGTTTTCAGCTCACGGAATTTGGCATTGATGCCGTCAACGATGTCGCGAATCAGCGTTGCGGTGATGGGCTTGTCCACCGCCCACATGTGCGCCTCAGCCATCGTGTCGGCCAGCACCTGCGCGGTGCGGGTGTAGTTTTCAAAGAGGAACAGCGGGTCATCAGAGCAGGTACGGTTACCCCAGAATCGGAAACCGTCGCGGCGAATCAGCGTAGTGACGCCTGACTCGTTAAGCAGGTCAGCATCGGTGCCGGACTCCTGCAAATCCCAGAATACAGATGCGCTGATGCCGGTAACACCGTTCACCCCGACATTGGACAGCGTTTTATGCCAGCCCTGCTCCTGGTCGATTCTGGCACGCAGACCCAGCGCACGGGCGGTGGCATACGCGGTGGCGGTGGTGCTGGTGACCGTATCCCATGCGAGGAAATCCGGCCAGATGACCATCAGCTCACGCTGGCTGAAATTCTGGCGGTAGGCTTTCACCTCGGAAATGGTCTTACAGCCCCATGCGCTGATATACCCGAAAGCGCGCAGCTTCTGACAGACGGATACCAGTGCAACAGCCACCTCTTTGGTGTCCAGTCCCGGCACACCGAGAATACGCGGTTTAACACCGGTTACCGACTCCGCCGCCAGCAGGGCTTTCAGTCCGGTGTACTGACCGTTTTCGTCGGTGGTGCCGATGATATTGGAAACAGTCTGCGCAAGTTTCGTTTCCTCGTCGTCGCCGGTGCCGTCTTCCACACGCACGACAACGGTGACCGGTTTTGACTGGTCGGCGATGGCCTGCAACGATGCCGCCAGCGTGCCTTTTTTACCGGCCTTTGCAATTGCGCTCTGCACATTGGTAATCAGCACTGGTTTATTGAGGGGGAAGATTTCCGCATCCGCATCGCTGGCCGTGCAGACCATGCCAACAATGGCGGTGGATACGGTGGAAATGACACGGGTGCCGTCGTTAATCTCCAGCACCTGCACGCCGTGATGATAGTCACTCATCCGTTTAACTCCGTGGTTAATGGGTGCAACTATTTTCTGTTGGGCAGTGCATGAGACGCTATTTGACCTGGCTGGTCAGTGGATGAAACAACAGATAAAGAAAAGGCAGGCAATTCGCCCGCCTGTCCTGATTTGTACTCACTCATTTTCCGACTGACAATTTACATAGCCAAAACGCTATCAAATCTGACAGTCTGCTTTGAGCGAGGAGCAGAGGTTAGTTTTAGTTAACCAAAATGATAAAAAGCAGTAGAAAAATCCGCTCATTACGTTATGGTTATAAGCCGCACATAATCATCCGAGCCAAATCCTCTTGATTTCAAAGAATTAGCACTTGCTCTTCACTAGAAACTATGGTTCTGACTTCACGCTCAAATATTGGATCCATTATCATTTTTCTATTTGTTGGAATAGTAAATTTACCGAGTACCATGACAATGCTACTCAACGGAAATAATTTTGGAGTAACATTTCCTAATTGAATCGTAGGATATATATTAAAGCCCCCTTTTATCCTCATTGGCGAACCTTCAATGAAGTGTCGATAATTAAATTTCGCCACAGGGATTCTCGCCACATGCACTTTCATAATTACAGCAACCTGAGCTATTTTTACTTTCTGGAGGTAAGTTGACAATCGTTCTAACTGCGTTGTTTCATAGAAAAAATCAGACCACGTTACAGTACTTGTTCCAGTAACAATTTTTATGCTGTTTCTCTTGTTGGGGTGAGCTTTTCCATATTCATAGATCTCCCGTAAGCTATCCATGTTCTTCACATAAGGGGCTTTCCGACCTCTCTTGACATAAACGCGGTCTGTAGTATCAGAAGGTGGATTTGCCTGCATAGCTGCAGCTTTTCTGCTTAATTTAGAGATATCATCTTCATCGAGTATATGTATACGGAATATATTATTACCTGTGGCAAGCGCACGGCTGATATCATGACTGGAATCACTTGCATAAATTGTATTCAATCCTGAAGTTCCATACTGGCATAATTTGTCATGCGTGAAATTTTTTTCCAGTCTAAAGAAGGCGGGGATATGCAAGGTTTTATTAAAACTCCGACGAATATGGCTTTTGACATACACCAAATGAGCAGAGCAATTTGGGTCAGGACATTTGAGTGGATAGGGATTAACACTATAATTAAAAGTATTTACATTTACTAAAATCTGATTGTTATCAATAGCCTGAGTTATACGAATACCACTCATTACTCCTCCATAAAGATAGGCGCAAGCATTTAGTAATAAACCATTAACATGCCGAGATCATACCCGATCATTGAAATGTAAACACTCCCCTAAGACGGCTGCTGGCATAATATTTTATGACATCAGCAATGCCCACCTCTGGCACAGAGTGGACTGTCAGATTAGGCTTTACTCTGTGCCATAGATATGTAAGCCCACACTAGAGCTCATACAACTTATTGCGGCATTTCCGGCCATTCAGGATTTGCAGGATCCACACGACTGACCAGAACACTATAGCGTTCCCATGCCTCCAGTCGACTACGCTCCTCATCTGTTGCCATATTCAGCCTGACCGCGCGCTCCAGCGGCAAAATCACGGATTCAGCTTCGGAAAGCAAAGCTGCCTTATGTAATTCCGCCAGTTTCTGCTGTTCGTCTGCCGTATAAATCCGCTTAATCACGGCACCATCCTTAAACATCCATTTACCTGAGTCGTCAGCACGTCGGTTGGAGGTAATATCAGGAACCTCAACAACGCTAAAACCTTCAGGATTAAGCGTTGAAGCATCTCTGGTGATAGCGACAATAATATTATTTTCATCGTAAACAATCTTTATTGTGTCTGGCTGAAAGTTCTTCACTTCCTCATACCAGTTTTTTCCGTCCTCAGAGTAAAGCCAGATAACTCCGTGTTTCTTTGTTAACTCATACTGTTCCAGTGTTTTAGCGTTACCCGCTTTTATGTTCTTTAAGTGCATCATATTAAACGCTCGCTACATTATACCAGGTGCCATTTATATACTTTTGAACGGGTCTGTAATAAACGCCCGCTATATTATCGGCAGAGTTGGACCCTGTATCCTGAACATTAATACCAGACAATACATGACCTGACGGGCACTGGAAATTCCATGTTTGCCAGTTGTTCACTCCATAATATTGCTGTGACCCAAGTCGAACATCTTTCACATATCTGGAATCAAAATTGCCATAGTTGCCAGGAATAACTTGCGAGCCACAAAGCCAGTTACCGTTATTATCCATGTACGCCTGACCATCGGTGCCATTGGCTGTCCTTGAGTTATTAATCATGTAGATGCCAAATTGCTTGTTCCCCAGTCCACCTATCATGAACTTGCGGTCAGCGTGATTCTGGCGAAGCAACGCCTGAGCGCTATCAGTGTTAACTATATTTTTCCCAAAGATAGCGTTGTTATCGCGCATCTGAATCCACATACCATTACTGCTGTTAATAGCAAAACGGTCTGAAAGCGTCTCCCCTGAAACATTAAGGCCACGCCCCATCGAAACAGCGCCAGTAGCGTTATTAATCCATAATGGCCTTAATCCGTTATAAGTCCCCATGTTGTCACCGGAGTTTGTCAACATGAAGTATGTATTTGAACCATCATTACGAATAAAGAATCCGTAATTACCATAAGCAATACGTAGGCCGTTTGCTGATTTTGATATGACTTCGCCATTTACAATGGCATTGACAAGAACATACAAAGCATCCCATTTAAGATTCATCAGGTCTTTTGTTGTAGTACTCTGGCGGCTTCTCCATTTGAAATATTCATTGCCGTTATCCCCCGTTTCAAACCACATGAATGAATCAGTGTCACCATCGGCATCATTTTTAAATCCAATCTTCGCCCAGTCAGTATTTCGAATCCAGGCAAGGATTGAGTCGTTTTCAAAAGTAAGTCCACCGGACAAGGTATCGCCATTTTTTTGCACGGCGTTCCCGGCTCGGTTTACCGTTTCCTGTAAACCGAGATATTCGATAACGGCGGCAACGGTCGATTTAGCCAGAATATCCCGCCCGACTTTTGTCAGGGTTGCCAGGCTGGCAACATCATTCCCAATAAAATACGGAAACCTGTCTGCCGCAGTAGCAAGCCCCGCCAGTGCCGTCAGGGTGGCATCTTTCGGTTGCTTACCCGCAAGCGCATTAGTCATGGTGGTAGCAAAATTCGGGTCATTGCCCAGCGCCGCCGCCAGCTCGTTCAGCGTATTCAGTGCGTCAGGCGACGAGTCTACAAGGGCGGCAATCGCGGCCATAACGAAAGCCGTGTTTGCGATCTGAGTATTATTCGTTCCCTGTCGCGCAGTTGGCGTCGTTGGCGTTCCGGTCAGTGCAGGGCTGTTTAATGGCGCTTTCTTGTTCGTTTCATCCATTACCGTCTTAACGGCTTTCGGCGTTGCAGCCAGTGTTTCAGACGTGCTGTTGGTCGCACTGCTTAACTGAGTAAAACCTTTTGCGGTCAGCGAGGCGTCAGGGTGACGTCGTGACTGTTCATGTTCTGCAATTTTGTCATCAACGTAATCCTGCGTCGCCATCACCGTTGTGGTGTCGATGGTCAGATCCACTGAGGCCACACTGCTGACGATAATGACCATGCGGCAGGTCTGCGAACGTCCTGAGCCTTCGGCAAGGGCTGGCTTATAACTTTCGGCCATGTTCGCCACGGCAATTAACGTTCCCGCATCATCGTACAGGCCAAGCTCACGCATCCAGAAACCGCCCACCTCCGGCGGAATAACCAGCTCTGCGATAATATAATTACTGTTTCGTTTGTCCTGGCTGATTTTGTTCAGCGCATGTCGCCAGACTTCGTGGATAAGCCCGGTCTGTCCGGCATCCGGGACAGGCAATTTACCACCGCCATCCCCGACGGCCATCGTGGTAATGTTGACCTTCCGCCCTCCCGGCGCGGTTGCCGCTGCCAGCTTTGCTGCACCGGCAGTGGTGATAACGGTTTTGAATTTTGTGCTCATTATTCCTCACTTATCCGGGGTAAACCGTAATTACATCGCCGTCATAAGCCACACCACCGGCAAACAGGTAGCCGGGAATGTCCCGGGTAATGTTCAGACCAATAAGGTGGCGGCTTGCAGGTTTGGCATCAGCAATCAGCCGTTCCATTTCCTGATACATTGCCTCTGTGATGCCGCTTTCCAGTACACCAATATCAAGCCGGAAGGTGCCGGGCGGGTCACTGTTTTCCCACCACTCCGTCACGTTGATGAGATAGCCGAGCGGCTCCACCACACGCCGGATTGCACCTATTGTGCCTTTATGACAGTGGATGAAATAGGCATCGCGGATAACGGCGCGTTTTGTCGCTTCCGGCCACTTTTCATCCCACCTGTCGACCGAAAACGCCCACGCCAGCCACGGCAGCAGATTTGCCGGACAGGTATCCGGGTTCCACAGCTCACGAATACTGACCGGCGTTTTTTCAATTTCCGCACAGGCTTTTGCGGCGGCGACTTCAAGCGGTGATGAGCCGGTCGGCAGCAGTCGCGAATCACTCATCCGAGCCTCCGGTCACGACGCTGTATTCGGTACAGAAAGACGCCTGCGTATTGTTGAGCACGATGTCGGCCAGCGGTGCAGCCAGTTCGACACGCTGCACGCCTTCCACATGCAAAGCGGCATAAATGGCAGACAGACGGATGTCGCGCCCCAGCCGGTGCTGTGCCGTGATGTATGCTTCCAGTTTTTTCACGGCGGCCGCGCGGATGGGTTCACTTTCGGGACCAGGGTAAAGGTAAAGCGTGGCGTTTATCTGGTATTCAACAATGGCGGCAGACTGCACGGTCACGCGGTCGGCCACCGGTCTGACGTCCTCGCCATTCAGGGCGTTACGCACCACCGCCAGCAGGTCTTCGGATGCGACACCGTTATTCTCACGTGACAGCACAGAGATGGTGACGCAGGCCGGAGACGGACTGGTGACAGAGATATCCGCGACACGCCCGTCAGCACTGCGACCATGATACTGATAGGCACCCACCGACCCGGCGACGCTTAAACCTTCAAACGCCTGCTGAATACGCAGACGATAATCGGTATCAGATTCCATCACTGCCGGTGTCGGCGGGATGGTCGAATCATCTGCCGGGGTGATAGTCAGACGCGTGGTGTTGTAATTGGCACCAATCACATCAAGGTCATTACCCGCGGCACAGGCCAGCATCACCGCCCGTGCGGCCTCATTCACACGCTGACGCCAGATAAGCTCACGATAAGCATTTTCCTCCAGCAGTTTGACGAGAGGCTCGGATTCCAGCGTCAGGGTACGGGCGACCGCCTCCTGCTGGTCTTCCGGGTAAAGGGAAATCAGTGTCGCCTTGCGTTCGGCAAGAATGGTTTCAAAGTCCAGCTCCTCGACCACATCCGGTGCAGGTAGCTGGTTCAGGTCGATAATCGGCATGGTTTCAACTCACAGGGATGGTTAACGAAAGTGGCTGGCCGGTGTCGTTGTGCTGGCCGGTTAACGTAACTGTCATTCGCCCGTCAAAACTGCGCTCAGTGGTGACGGATGACAGGGTGACGCGGGGTTCCCATTTCAGCACCGCCATGTAACAGGCGACCTTAATCTGCAACTCAAGCGCCGGGGTCTGCGGCTGGTCAATCATTGACACCAGCAACGAGCCGTAATCACGACGCATCACCCGTGAGCCGACCGGTGTGCGCAGGATATCGCCGATACTCTGGCTGATATGCTCAAGGTCAGTGACAGTCAGGCCATCACTGCGATTCATTCCGAGATAACGCGCTGTCATAGAGGGCTCCCGGTTGTGCCGCCGCTGTCGCCGGGGTGTTTATGGGTATGCAGTACCTTACCGTTTGATGAGAGTTCACCGCCGGTGTGTTCAATGTTGCCGCGCATCGTCCCGCCCTTCTGCACTTCCAGCGTGCCGGTAATCAGCCTGTTGGTGCAGACCACCTCCGGTGTGTCCAGGGTGACGCGGGTTGATGCTTTCACCATGACCACCGGCACCGTGGCAGTAACAGAATCAGAAGCCGTCACGCTGGCCGTTTTAATTCCGCTTGCCGTGAGTGCACTGGTTTCGGGTTCATACTCAATCACCGCCCCGTCAGGGAAACGGATATGCAGGGCATCCGCCGACGCAGACGGCGCGGGGTTATCGCCGGAATAAATCCCCGGCAGAACGAACGCCGTGTCGAGTTCACCGCCCACAGCCAGAATCAGCACCTGTTCCCCCACGGAAGGTGCCCACCATGTGCGCGAACGTCCGGCACGATGGGTCAGCCACTGAAGCCAGTCAGTGCACATGCCACCGGTCTGCACACGGCAGCGACCGGCTTTAAGGTTGGTTTCGACGACAAGGCCGGTACGAATCATGTTGCGCAGTGCGCGCGCGAGTTCCTGAATATTTGCGAGAGTGTTCATGCGTGTGAGATTGCACAATATATAAAAGTTATGCTATCTGGATTCATTTGTAGAACGACCATACAACATTCGAGGAGAGCGTAATGTTCAGTGATAATGTGACTAATGCGTGGTGGTTTATCTCTTTGTATCTATTTTTATTAATAGCATTAACATTTATTACCTTTGGTAAAAGTAATCTTATGAGGTTTATTGCACATTATTTCAATTTTGAGTATTCAGACAGAAAGTTAAAAATGCTCGACAAAAAATGGCGCGACATTCAACTATTTAAAATAATTAACGGAATCAATGTATCAGGCATCGAAGATGTGAGAATGATACAGCAGGGGCTGATTGATGGAAAACTAAAAACATCGTATTTTTTTCTTACTCGCTTCTGGGGTGACATAACAAAACCACCACACATAATTAAAACAATAATTATAATTCTGTCCAGCATTATTTATATTCTCTTCGCATGTTATATACACAACAAACAATCCGCTATAGTAAGAGATGCCATAGGCATACCATATAAAAAGATGATGTACTATGTTTATAGTGACAAAGTTCTTTTATCCTTCAACAATAAAACAGTTGAATTCAATAAAACTTATAGCCTTGCCGATTGCAAGAGGCTACGAAACGTATTTATAAAAGACACACTTCCTGAGATCGCCTGCAATAAGCTCTTACAGCTAAACGAGGAGGACTCGGAATGGTTAAGTCAGGAGATTAAAGATAATAACAGCCAAAAAAAAGCATTATTAATAATATCCCTCATCTATTTCATTTCAGGTCTGGTTATATTCCTGTCATATACAAAATTCCTTTACGCCAATAAGAAGGTTGTAGAATACAAAGCATCAAATAAAAATCACTCATAAACCTCTAAACATTGAGCGACCAGCATGGCCGCTCAATGTTTAATTGCGCATCAGCCTCTGCCTGGATAAAACTAACGCTCAAGGTGAGCCAGGATAATCTCTTCAATCATCTGCACATCCTCACCGGTAAAGCCGAGCAGAGGACGCGCCGGATAATCAATTTTCTTACCGTCTTTCCGGGTTTCTTCCGACAGACCGAACTGATGCACGCTGGCGATTTTCGGTGACTTTCCGCCGTAAAACTCCATTGCTGCCTGTTCAGGGCTGGCGCGGATATGCAAAAAACGACTGGTGATAAGTTTCGCAAACATTTTTCGCTTAACACGACCGGTCTTTTTTCTGGCGCTCTGCTGCTGGCGTGGCGCGTAGGGTGTGCCATCCGGGGCTTTCTGTGCCATCACCCGACGCTGCTGACTCTGCCGCAGACGTTTCGCCAGTTCGGCGCTCAGTCGCCGACGCCCTGACGGTGACAGCGACTCAATCAGTCCGGTCAGCCGGTCTTCAAAACGCTTAAACTCATTCATCCCACTTGCTCACCAGTTCGCCATTGATATAAAGCTCCACCGGGCGGGTGACCGGCTCCGGCGGCGTGGGTTCCGGGATATTCTTCACATGCAGTGCGCCGTCCACCTCACTGACCAGCGTGCGCTCGGTCAGCATCAGGCTGATGCTGATATCAAAGCTGCTGTCATTGTTGATGTCTGCATAAAACGTGAAGCCCTTTTTCTGGCCTGCGTCGGTGGTCATGATGTCGGGCTGATTTTCCCGCAGCCACGCCAGCACCGGCACGATGAGCAGGTCAAAATCACCGGTAAAGTCGGTCACAATCACATTGAGCGTGTAACGCTTTTCGAATGACAACGACGTCGCCAGCGTGGAGGCAATACTCCCGTTATCAACGAATATCCGCAGCATCTCGGGACTGGTTTTCAGCACCGTGACGGCATCAGTCAGCGCCCTGCGCAGGCTGTCGGGTTTGAGCATCGTTTTCGTCCTGACAGTGTTTAATCATTTTTACCTGGCTGGCACAGCGTGCCAGCGCGTTCTCAAGCTGTCGGATATCGGCACTTAAATCGCCGTTCGTCTCCGGGTCACTGCCCGGCATCTGGCAAAGGCTCACTTTCGGGCAGGCGTTGGCGACAATCACTGGCGTCTGTGCAGGCCGGGCGCTGGTGCAACCGGCGCACAGCATCAGGCAGGCCAGCGCCGTACCAGCGGCGAAAATCTTCGTTTTCATTCAGTAACCTCGTGATGGTTTTCTCGCGCTGTGCTTCACGCTTCGCCGCGTTCTCCAGTTCCTGACGCAGTGCCACCTGCGCCAGCTCGTTTTTGTCTGCTCTGGTGAGGGCAACATGAAGCTGATTTTTCAGCATGGTGATGGTCGTCTGCTGCCCGTTGGCGACGTTGTTCGCCCTGTCCAGCGAGGTGCGCAGGCTGGCGTTTTCATGCTTCGCCAGAAACAGACCGGCCACCGCCAGTGATAACAACACAACCAGCACAATCACCAGCTTTGACATGGTTCCCGCCCCTCAAAACGCTGACGACAGGCCGTGCGTATCAACCGGAAGAACACCGACGCCACGAGGTAAATCAGCGCGGTAAAAATCCACCCGGCAGCGACCAGCGAGATAAACGTCGCCAACATCACCACCAGAGCCGCCGCCCGTCTGCGCCACGGCACCGGCTGCAAAAACAGCGACGCGACAATATTCACGGCCAGCGATTCTGGCGGCAGCTCCCGCCCGTAGCGTTCCAGCACATACTCAGTGGCATACACGCCGACACCACCGGCAACCACACAGATAACCGTCGCCAGAATCGCCCAGGCGGCGACAAAATTGACGGCCACGCTCTGCGGGTAAATCAGGGACAGTGCCAGCATCAGCGCCAGCGACACGTTCAGCATCAGTGAAAGGGATAATTTCTTCATGGTGTTTACTCCGTTTAAGCCGGTACGCCGCCAGCGGTACGCCAGACGGTGACCAGTTTTTCCAGTGAATGCTCACGCTGACCGTAACCGGCACCCGGCAGGGACGCCCAGATATTGCGACAGCGTGAAATGGCGCGCTCAATGCGTCCCGCCCGGATGTCATCCAGCGCACCGCGTTCGCGGATCAACTGAATGGCGAGTCTGTCCTGTGACAACGGACTGAAATCCGGCAGGGCAAGCTGTTTGCGGTAATGCGGCCAGAACAGGTAAAGCTGCTGATAGCGACCGGAGGCCGTGGATTTTTCACCGCGACGGTTAAACACCTTCGCCGGTCGGCCATGCGCGAACGGGTGGTCACTGTAGTCGGTGAAAATTTCCGGCTTCCCGTCCAGTCCGGTGACTATCACGTCATAGCCACGGTTTTTCGTCAGCGGATGATTCGCCGTCCCTTCGGACACGGCCAGCATGTCGAGAAAGGCGGCGATATTCTGATGCGTGTTAATTACCGGCATTACGGTTTCCCCCTGCCCTTAAAGCGGCGCTGAATGGCAATCTCAATCACCTGATAACCGGCGATACCCAGCATGGAGCCGATGCCGCACACCGCAGGCAGTGACAGGTCAGGAAACTGCACCAGAACAACACCGGCAACCATCGAGACAAAACCACCGAGCAACATGCGCCCGATAAACAGACGCGGGGTGATGGGTTCACCACCGGCAAGCACCTTGCCGACAACAATCAGCACCCCAATCATGAAAAGCGACAGGACGCTTTTTTCTTCTGCTGTCATGCGTTACTCCCACAGATTGACAGTTTCAGCCACGGGCGCGGTCTGAACGTCGGGCAGTTCGACGGCGGTGCCGTGTGGCAGCACCGCACCCAGTTCAGCCAGTCCCGGATTTGCGGCGAGCACGGTCTCAACCACGCCCTCAGTGCGCCCGTAATACCGGACACAAATGGCGTCGAGCGTGTCGCCCTGTAGCGCAAAGGTCTTCATCAGATTTGACTCACGATGCAGCGTGGCTTGTCCTGGATACGCGCCACCGCCCAGCGCATATCCCGCCACAGTTCATCAATGGTGCTGTCAATGCTGTCAGCCTTCTTGTCGCCTTTCGCACTGGCATCCACGCCGCGATAACGCTCATAAAGCGACGCGGTCGCCATCGCACACACGGCGCGCTCGTAGTAAAAAACTTTGATGCTTTCACCGTCGATGTCGTCCGCCGGAACGTCCGCCAGACGCGTAAAACCGGCGGCAATTTTCTGTTCGCGGTACTCGTACAGCTCCGCATTTGTTTCAGCCATGCCTGACTTGATGGCCTCACGCAGACGGGCGGGGGCGACGGTCTGCTCAAGGCGCATACGTTCCCGGACGCGCTTCGGGTCGATATCTGGAAAAAAGAACGTGTTTTTAATCACCGGCTCGTCGCCTGCCGGTTGCGGGATGACCACCGTACCCTCACCGGACACGGGAGCCTCCTTTCGCGGAATAATCAGCGTCATCATGACTACCTCTGAAAAGTCGGGCGGTGGACGCCGGTGCAGTGTCAGGTAATTCACCATCACTGACCGGCGTGCCGCCCTGGCGCGGGGCGCATTCGGTTGTTAACTGGCTTTCTTTTTCGGGCGTCCACGTTTTGCCGGTGTCACGCTCCGGGTCTTACGCGGGACACGGGTGGCCGCTTTGGGCTGCGGCTCCGGCTTCGGTTTCAGCTCCCGCTCCAGTCGTTCAATCTCTTTTTTGACGCCTGCCTGACAGTCGAGCTGTGTCGCACGTTGCAGGTGAGCCAGCGCACCGGCGGCATCACCACCATCACGCAGAAACAGACCGGTGATTTTGTGCAGCTTTGCGCGCACTTCATCAGGCATGTCAGCCGTGGCGGTCAGTTCAAGGGTCTCCGTCAGCAGGCGGGTATCCACAGACTCACCGGCAGCGTGAGCACGCATGGCCGCGAGCGCCACCTCCTCGGTGAACATGTACGGCGGGGTGCGGCGGTGTTTACCCGGCATGGTCAGACCGTATTTCAGGGCATAACGGGCAATCTCCAGCGCACCGGCAATATCGCCGGTATCCAGACGCCACAGCATGACCGTCATCAGAATGTCATCCTGTGCGCCTTTGCCCTGCTCCAGCACGCCATTCACCCACGGCAACCAGAACGGCAGCAGTTCGCGTTTTTTCGCGGCCTTCAGCTCTTTTGAATAAATCGCTTTCAGTGTGCGCTGGTCTGCGGCGAGCTTAACCAGCATCTGCTCATAGACAGTTGCATGTCGCAGCGGGGCGGCTTCCCGCTGCGCGGTCATCGCTGCCGAGACCCGCATCATGTGGCGCTGTGCGGGACTCGTCATCGGTTACGCTCCCGGCTCTGCGGTCGCTTTAGCCAGTGTGGAGAAATCACCGACCTTAATTTTTTCCACCAGACAACCGGCGGCGTAGTCTTCCACCACGTAATCAATGTTCATTGACTCGTAGTTCTCCACGCGGTCGAGTTTCGGGTTTTCCTCAATCACGCGGCGATGGCTGTCATCCATGTAGTAGATGGACAGGTTTTCCAGCTTTGTGATGAGCATCGCATCCGCCGGGAAGTACGGGACGCGTACCGCCGGCAGGTTACCGATGCGTTTCTGGCTGATGATGACGTCAGCGGCCAGCATTTCGCTGTTGTCCTGCTCCTTGTTGACGATGGGAAAATACTTGTCCGCCAGTAGCTGACGTCCCACAATCACCACAAGGTCAGGGTCTTCCTGATACCACGGCTCAATCAGGTTGTTGGTCGCATCCATCACCAGTGCGTCAAGGCTGGCATAATCACCGCCCTTACCCACGCGGATAACCTCAGAGGTGGTGTGCCCTTCCTCGTCAGTGACCTTGCTCATCACGCGCGCCGGGGCTTCATTGCGGTATTTCTGCAGCCAGCCGACCGCCACATCCTGCAGCATCGGATTACTGTTGCGGTCAGAGGTTTCGGCACGCTTCACGCCGTTAAAACCGGCCATGATGAAATCAAGGGACTGGCGTTTGATAATGGCGTTACGGATACGGAGCTGGAAATCCTGATAACGCGCCCACAGGTCCAGCGTTTTGTAGCGGATATAAAAATCGAAGTTAACCTGGTCGCATTCGTACTTGTTGGACGCCAGCTTCGAGAAGTCCTTCGGCTGACGCTCGGTGCCACCGGCGGTGTCGGTGGTGCTGGCGATGGAGCCGGTGACACCGATACCAATTTTTTCCCCTTTCATTTCGCTGACCGGCACAATGTTGATGCGGGTCAGAAAGTCAGAGGACTCCTGCATGGTGTTCATCAGGGTCTGGGTGACCGACGGTTCAACGGTGAATTTTTTCGACACATCACCGGCGTCGATGCCGTTCAGTTCGGCAACACGGGACAGGTAGGCATTAAATTTAAAGCGGGTTTCCTGGCGCATAGTTTTTCCTGAAATTAAGGGTTAATCGTGAAGGTTTTCCCGGACTGACTGACGCCGGTCAGCAGTTCGTCATCAGGGCGTCACCGCCACCGCCGGTGGCTTTACTGCGGCGCTGCTGGGTCAGACTTTCGGTGTGGTCGAGACTGTTTTTCAGGCGGGCGAATGCCTGACTGGTTTCATCCGCCCTGTCAGTCACATCCTGCTTAAGTGCGGAAAAGGCGGTTTCCATCTCAGCAAGGCGCTGCTCAGTGGCGCTCAGTTTTTCCTGCACATGCTCAGCGACAGCGGTCACCGCTTCATGCACGTCATTCAGACGGGCGTCATCGCTGGCCTGTTTGCGGCCAAAAATGGATTTCACCTTTTCGGTCAGGGCGGTGAACACGGTTTCAGGCAGGTCTTCAAATTCCAGCTCAACAGGCGTTGCCACTGAAATCAGGTTTTCAGGGCTTAATTTGAAGCGGTTCAGAGGGTTGTGTTTTGCCGTGCGGCAGAATTCCAGGTATTCCGTGCCGAGGCTTGCCGGGTCATCGGTGACGGCCAGACCCACCAGATAACATTTGCCGGTATTGGCAAAGTTCGGCTGAATTTCCATTGAGGTGTAGACCTTCTGCGCGGCCTTGTTCATCGCGATAAGGTCATCGGTCGGGGTGATTTTCGCAAACAGCGCCCATTTGCCTTTCAGCGCCGAATCATCGTCAATCTTTTCGGCCTTCAGTTCGACCACATCGCCATAACGCTTAAAAATACCGTCAGGCAGGATGCCGCGCAGATGTTCCAGGTTAATGCGGCAACCATAGACTTGCGTATTACCGTGAAGGAGATCGGTGAGTAACAT